GATTTGGTATCATACTAGCATAAAATGTCTTCGCAATTAATGAATTCATATCACCCACACCTCCGTAAGCAAACAATGGCCGAAGTATAATCCATTTTTTTGACATATGTGTTATGAGATTTTCTGCCATTAATTTTAAATGTCCATAATACGTAATTGGCTTTGTGTGAGAATTTTCATAAATTAATCCATCCTGATACATTTTAGTATTATACATTACTGTTGTACCGAGGTAAATAATAGGAATATCTGCTGCATTTGCAGCCATTATTATATTATACGTACCTGCTACATTAGTTAAGGTTGCTTTATTTGGATCTAGTGCTACAACATCAGTTCCAACAACTGCAGCATTATGTATTACCATATCAATTTTGAGAGTCTCAAAAAGCAAAGTCCAATCTCTTATAGTGTTTCGATACACACACATCTCATCATTTGAATTTGTCTTCCCTGGATATGAAATTTTTCCGGACTTTAAATTCAATTTCATCAATTCAATATTATATTTGTTTAAAGACTTGAGTAAATTAGATGCTATAAAGCCCTTTTCACCTGTTATTACTACTCTCATTATTGCGGCCTCATAAAATCATAACGCTCATAGGCCTTACGACGCAGATCCTCAATCTCTTTATCAACAGATTCTATAATTTCCGTAAATGTATTCCGTCCCATGCCTGAACCATTGAGCTCATCACGCTTTGCTTGATATAGAAAATCCTTTTCATTGTATTCAAATTCATCAGAATCAGAATCGGGAAAGTATAAATTTGTCCCAGTTCCCGTACGTGCAGTTGAAATATAATATCTCGCAGGTGTATGAATATCAATACAATCAACTATCATTGGATAAGCACGCACAAGTTCAAGCCACATATAATACGCAACAACATTATCCTCAGTAGGTTGAATCTGCTTATCAATTCTTGTCTTGATAAATCCCATTACATCACGAACATTGCCACGTGCCCAATAAAATGTGCTTAAACACTTTGGAAGTATATGACGTGCATCCATAATAGAAATCTCTTTTGTATCAACCATGTCAGCATAAAGTTGCTTTGCCTCATCAACAATCTTCATATAACGATCAAAATATTCCTCAGAATTTATAATTGCAGAAGGCACAAGTGCTGTATCATTACGCTGTGAACGATCCCCGGTACATTGAGCTGAAAAACTAAATACCCTATGCCTTATTAAGTGTGTAACAAATTGTGTATCGATGCCATCAATTGTAAAAGTACAATTAATTGTCTCAAAAGCAGTAGGTAATAATTTTCCATTAAAAAGCATCCATATCATTTTATCTTTTTCATAATCACTCAAGTCATTAGAATGAAAAGGATCTTGCGCCCATGTTGCTGTACAAAAATCTGGTATATAGTTTCTTAATTCTTCTATTGGCGGGCAACTTACTAACTTAACTCTTATTGAATCTAAATGATCAACAAAACCAGTTACCACTTCATCATTAATACCCAAACTTGTTGGTAACTGTACAACATCTAGTTTATTATTTACTGGCATATTTATCTCTCCGATATTTTTTAAGTTTATTTTCACACTCCATTACACGTCTTCCTGCATCCTTTGCAACTTCTTTCATATAACCCTTGTTACCAAGTGCCATCTCCGCAGTCGCATATTGAACACAACTAAGATTATCAGCCATCTTCACAACTTGTGCTTCAACAGATTCTCCTGATTCAAAATCTCTAAATGTATAATACCAATTTGGATATTTTTTTCTCATAATAGCATATTCTGCATTTAAAACTTCTTTTGCTAATTTTGGAAAATTTTTCTTAACATCATGAGTAACATCTGAGAGGTGTAATTCTGGTATATCGTGTATGAGTGACATTTTAAGTGCTGTTTTAAGATTAAAATTATAATCATCATACATTTTAAGAACCAATACTGCAACAAAAAAAGAATGCTCTGCTACACTCTCATTAATTATCTTAAATTTATTATTATAACGTGTTAACGCTTTCAGTGTGTAGATACTATCTACAAAATCACTCAATGAGACCGATGTATTCTTTTTCATAATCTGGATTTTCCATTATATGTGCGCATGATGTTTTTAATTCTTCAACATTTGTTGCAACAGCTCTACCACTACGTGAAAGCATAAGATTAAAATTTCCCTTTAAGCCGTCAGCATAGTAAATTATTGGTACTCCTGATGCATAAGCAAAGCCAGCTTCAAATATTGTTCCAAGATCTTTGTCTCTTGTATTGCATACAACAAAATCACCATCTGTAATAGCATCAACATTTCCCTTAAAAATCATTTCCTGTTCTTCTTTTGAAGCATTAGGCTTAGCAACAATTTCATCTTTTGGTGAAAAATATCTGCACCCTATTTCATCAAGTGCTCCTTTAATATTTTCTAAATCCCTAGCCTGATTCTCGTTGAACCAGCCACTAGCAATGTAACAATCGTGCATGTATAACTCCTTTTATTATAACCATTTTCTATATATATGGTATTAGTTTGTCAAAATATATATTTTTTTAAATATTGCAAAAATCATTATTGCAAAATTTCTCAGCCTCTCCCTCTTCACCTTTCATTTTAGCAAAAGAAAGTGTCTTAAGTTTTTTCATAGACTTTTCATAAATTTTTTCATCAATAGCCTCATACGGCATTTGTTTATATGCACCACCATTAGATCTGGGTAAACAGCTAATACCCTTAAGCTGATACTGATAAAAATTAAGTGCCTGTTCTAACTGATCACCCTCTGTCTCCGGATCAAAAGTCACAGTACAACTTACCTGATTGTCTGCCCAGTGTCGTTGTAAGAAAGCAGCCAAACTAAACTGTTCCCAAATAGTTAGACTTTTCGCTGTTCGTATTCCCTCACCCACATCAACAGGTATTTCTACAACTACTGTAGAATCTTCTGAACCAAAAGCAGGTTCTATCTTGTAGCCAGCATTTCGTAATGGCTCTAATAATGCTGATTGATTAGAAAGTCTTATCCTGCGAATATAAAATCTTGACTCTGGATAATGTAAACCGGGTGTCGCGCCAACAAGTAGTGATACTGTCCCACTAGGCTTGACTGAAGTCGTCTTTATTGATTTTGGGATTGCAAACCAATCAGAATACATGCAGTCCCATTCTTGAATTGTATCATAGCCTGCCTCTAACCATTCCCTTAACTCTTCAATTCCCCTGTATGTTAAAAACTGCGCGACACCGCTCACACTGCAGCCAATTCTACGATTTCTCAACATAACCCTATTTGTTTCTGGCCAATGTGTCTTACCAAGTGTCACTGTCTTAGCATATAAATAAGCATATTTTAATGTCTTTTTATAGTCATCTAAAGATTTATGGTTATTAGGAAATGTTTCTACTAAGCAACATAATTCATATGACTCTAGTGTCTGCTCAAGACAAGGATTTCCTCCTGCGGCCCTGTGATCTTTATTGTCTTTGCCATTTTTAAGCCTACTATAGCCTCTCATATTTTCTAACCAAGCGAATCCTGGTTCACCATTATCCACGATTCGTTTACATACATCAGAATAATCCATGCCCAATTCTGCAAATATTGAATTATTGGAAGTCCATCCATATTGATCACGATGTGGATTTACTTCATAATTTTTAAGATCTAAGTATTCTTCATCATGTGGATCTCCAAATACAATCTCTGCTGTTCTACGTACATTTCCTGCTACCACACACTTACCGATGAGGTTCATTATATCTACAATTGTCGTGACTGTAATTGGCGCCCCTACATTTGCTTCAAGCACACCCCTTATTGCTTCATGTACTTCTGCTAATGGTTTCCACCCACTAGTTAATCCACCAAAACCTTTAATCAACTCTCCAGCAGGACGAATTTTATCATAATCAAAATAAATTGTGGGCGTACCATGAAAATAAGAATCTATCAATGCAGCAAGTGAGTCTACCCATCCTTCACGGGTATCAGGTATCAAAAATTTTTCTGCTTCTCTTCGGTCTGATGGCCCTTTTATTAATATCTTTTCTGCACCCTTAACATCAAAACCTACGCCCACACCTAACATGCTGGCATCCATTAAAAAACAAAATGGTTTTGAGCCATCTTCTTTAATTGTCTCTGTTGATACAAATGCACAATTATTAAGTGCTGCGTATAGATTCCTTTCTTCAGTTATCACACTTCCCATCGCCCATAGACCACGACCCGGAGGTAAGAATTTCATATAAAAGATTCTGTCATACATTTCCTGAGCTGATGCTTGTGCCTGCCACGCATTCCAACCTAATTGATGAGAATCTATCCATTTTTTTTGCATAGAATAAGTGCCCTCTACAACTCTTTGTACAGTTTCCCACCATCTCTCATTCTTGCCATCTTCTTTAATACGAGAATACGTTCTCATATAGACCAATTCACCTAAGCCGTTAAAACCGAATGGAGGTTTTTTTCTTTTATACTTGTTCATAAATGTCAAAGACAACTTAAATTTTTGTGTCATTAGAACCCTTCTCCTTTAAAATAACATACCCTAAGAAACAATGTTAAATAGAGGGATATATCAATTTGTTTCAAATTCTTTGTAATTTTGTTCACCATCTTCAAATTTTGGTTTAAAATCTTTATACTTTTTTGCTAATAATTTTCTTGTGTACTCATTATTATTATCTTGCTTCTTTTGCGCAGCCTGCCCAGGAACAGATGAAGAATCATAAATATCTATTTTACCTATAGATGTGTTCATTGACGTTGGGTACGTCATACCATCTGGACCAAATCTATTTTTTATAACATGTACACGACCTGTATTAGCAATCTTATCCTCTATCTTTCTAGATAATGACATTACAAAATCAGCTGTCATAATTTTCGCATATGACTCTGCAATTTTCTCAGCACCAATTATTTCTTCCTCTAAACTAGATCTATTAGATTGTGATGCTGTCCAAATGGGAATTTGAAACTCACCGGACATCCCTCTCAGATCTTCATATATGGTGCCTAAAACATGACGTATAGCTACATCATTTCTTGAACCCTCACCTCTTAATAAATCAGCATAATCGACAATTACCAGATCCGGCTCATGTCCCATTAATTCAGCTGTCTTTAAATGTGTGTGTAGTGTTTGCACTGTTGCTGCCCTTGTAGGAAAATACTTAATAAGAAGTTCTCCCTTACACTGATTTTCAATTATTTTTTTAACGTGATCTTTATTCTCCTTAATATTCGCAACAGGAACTTCTGAAAATATTGTTGCATACCTCATTCCAACATATGCTTGATTTAATTCAAGTGTGTAATGAATAACATTCTGTCCATTTTTTAATGCATTGACACCAAGTGCCTGCAAAAACCAACTCTTGCCTATTCCTGCTGCAGCTACCACAACTCCCAATTCACCACCCGCTAAGCCCCCATCCATAATGTGATCTACAGGCTCCCATCCAGACTTTACTGTATCTCTAGCAATCTCATCTAATATTGTATCAAAATCTTTAAGATAATTTAAACCAATATCCCTATGAGTGCCAGCACGCATTGCATTATCAATAACACGTTTAATTTCATCATATTGTCCTGTCTGAAGTAGATCTACTGATTTTATAATTGCTTCCTTAAGGACCTGATTTTTACAAAATTCTGTGGTTTCATTCTTGATAAAATCTAGATCAGGCGATTCTAAATTCTTTGTAACTTCACGCAACTCATCAACAATTGATTCACGTAATAAATCAGATGCAACATCATTTAACTTAATCTTAAGAACTTGTAATGAGGGCGTCGTCTTATACTCATAATAGTAATCTCTAACTTGTCTTACCAACCATTGCTTTGCTTCAGAATCTAAAAGTTCAGGTTGTAATAAATCGTATACTGTTACTGCAAATTTATGATCTGTTAATAATGCTGTTATTATCTTTGTCTGAAAAACAGATCCGTATTTTGTTAAAGAATCATTTATTGGGGACATTTTGTAATATTAATTCTAATTGATTAAAACTATTTTGCAACCAAACATCAGGATTTCTAATTGCATGTTCTATTGTATCTTCTAAAAACATTTTATGAATCTTATATTTCACTAATCTTCCAGATCCATTATGAACTAGTTCCTGAATAGATAACTTTGCATTTCCTGGAATGTCGACTTCCTTAAGCTGCATTAATCGATAATTTCGTTCTAATAACTCTTTGTGTTCTACATAATTTGAAACATTTAAAAACTCATCAAAAGTATATATCACTTGATCTTTTAAAAATGGGAATTTCTTTCGTATTGTTTTAAGTCCCAACCCCCTCACACCACCAATGTTATCAGACTTATCTCCATCAATTATCCTGTAATAAATAAAATTTTCTGGTAATATCTCAAATTCTTCTTCTATTCTCTTCCTATCATAAAGTATTTTTTTAGTCGGTGACCAGATTGAGATCCTATCATTAATCATCTGATAAAAATCTTTATCTGTGCTCATGATTGTTATTCTAGAATTTCTTAATATTTGATTCCCTATGTACGCTATCGCATCATCTGCCTCTATATTTTCTATTGCCATAAAGGTAATCGGTAGATAGTTTAAATATTCAACTAAACGTCTAAACTGTCTACGCATGTTCTCCGCTTCATTCTCCTCAGTTAGACCCTCTACACGATTTGGCCTCTTTAGAGGCTTCCTTCCGGCTTTATAATCTGGATAAAGTTTCTTTCTGCGAACTGATCCTCCTTTACCATCAAAAACAATAATTGTCCTTGTCGGACCAAGAGTTCTGATCGCTAATGCAATAGTTTGTAAAAAACCAACAATGCCACCAATATGTTGACCATCAGAATTTGTAGCAGGCGAAGCAGCCCACGTCCTGATAAAATTATTTAATCCATCTATTATCAGGACGTGATCATTTAGTCGTTTTTCTTTGTGTACATTAACATGTTTTTTTATTTCGCCTAAGATCTCTTTGTATCTATTATGCATCTTCGTGGACTACTTCATCTGTAAATTCAACATCATCAATGCCTCTCTTATCATCATATTTTAAGATATTTGCATCACAGATTTTATCATAGAGATATTCTTTGAGTCCATCTATTTCTTCTAGCTTATCTTTAAAGTCTTTTGATAAGAACTTTACAGGAGTCCCGTTATAGTCAACAGTGTACCAAGATCCAGCAACTTGTGCTACCTTAATATTCTTAAGAGTTAGCAGCCAACCACCAGCATCATCGATACCACGATCAAAATACATCTCATAGTCTGATTGTCTTAATGGTGGACCAATTCTGTTCTTGATAACTTTAGCACGGCATTTATGGCCAATCACATTTCCTTCTTTATCCTTGATCATTCCCATATTCGATAATCGTATACGAGTGGAGGCATGAAATGGTAGTGCCAAACCTCCACTAGTCGTATATGGATCACCAAACATAACACCTAGCTTCTGTCTCAATTGATTCGTAAACACAAGAGTGATCTTTTGCCTACCAATCATCTGTGTAATCTTTCTCATAGCCTTTGAAATGATGATAGCCTTGCTAGTAGCCCATCCATCTTTTTCATAATCAGCAGCCATCTCAACCTTAGTAGATGCACCAGCAAGACTATCAACCAAAATGGTTACATATTTTGTCTTGTCAGATTCTCTTACTTTGGTTACGATGTCTTCAATGGCTTGAAAAATATCCTCAACAGTTTCCATATGAAGATACAGGATATTCTTAGTATCAGCTCCAATTGCATCTAGAAACTCCTTACTAACTGAAGTCTCTGTGTCAATATAGACTGCGATACCACCTCTTTTCTGTGTCTCAGCAAGAATATGTGCGCCAAGCAGTGATTTTCCGGAAGCCTGAAGACCATTGATCTCCGTTATTCTTCCCACTGCTATTCCAGCATTCTTTTTATTCGATACTGCTAAGTCTAAAAGAGATGATCCTGTAGAAATAAAGTCATTAATATCTGTTGGTGTGTCATCTGAACCATCAAGGAAAAAAGCAACCTTTTGTCCTTTGATTTTAGAATTTAGACTTTCTGCTAGCTCACTAGCAAGGACATCACGTCTCTCGCTCATAGCATTCTCCTATTGTTAGATTAACTATTAAATAGGTCGTCGAAAGCTGCAGATACGTCTTCTGTAACATGAGAAGCTTTTACATCTTTAGCAGGATCATTAATATCAGAATCCGGTACATCACTAGATTTATTAAGCCATTCTTCTAAAGCTTTTTGAAGTTCATCATACTCTAATTCTGAATAAATATCAGTAATTGGTTTCTGAGTGTCCTTTACAGCTTTCATGATTTCAGTGCTCTCTGTGAGTGGTGTCTGATTAGGCTTTACCCTAATATTAGTCATCGGAAATGCACGTCCTGTCTCTTCGCTTGTCTTGAACTCAACGACAATATCACGACCCTTTACTGGATCAGTAATATCGCCATAGTCTGGATCTGCGATAACAGAAAGTAACTCCTGATAAACCATCTTGCCAAAGCCCCAGAACTTCACACCTTCTTTCTCCTCACCGCGAACGATGACAGGAGCGTAGGTACGCATCTTAGCTTCGATTTTTCTACCAAGCTTATAGTCTTCCTTATTACCGGAAGTTTTTAACTTAGTTGCGAACTCCTCAATCGGATCCGGACGACCAAATGAGATAGGTGACATATAATTCTTCTCGCCCATATCATAATGAAAGTACAACTCAATAAATGGGTTGTCTTTATTAAACTTATAAGGTACGATTCGAACTTGTGTCTTGCCTGGACTTGGTTTCCATAGATTTGAAGTTCTTGTATTTGATTGTTGTAGTTGTGATAACCTGGATTTTATTACATTTAGGTCCATTGTCATTACTCCTTGTTAATTGTTCATTGTTTATTTGTTACAGAAATATATATTATTTAATATTGTCAAAAATTAGTTTTTTATTAAAAAAAAGAGCCTCGGCGGGAATGTATAAGTCATCATAATCCGACATTATATGGTAGATGGGCCGAGGCTCTTAAAGTTGGAAATTTTTGGGGATGTAGGACTTGCGATCACCTACAACTTCTAGCTCAGATTTGTCGAACCCTGTACCTAACACCTAAGAGTTACCTTAGTTCTTCTAAATAGCGGTTAACTATCGTTGAAGCCAGCACAACCTGTTTGCTATTGCCTTATCTCTCTGAGTTTAGATTAATTCGGCCACAAGATGGGATTTCGGTGTTACCCTTACCCATAACAGGGTCAAAGAATCGCGTTCTTTTTAGTTTTCTAGAAGTACATTACGTATCGAATGTCTTCGAGACCTTCACCTACTCACCACATTCGGCAAGTGGTCAGTCACCACGACATTACGTTAGATTGTCTTATGGCCTCCTTCAGAAAACCATTATTCGACCAATCCCGTACCAGGACGATCAATCCCGGGTACTTTTCAAAATCTCAATTTTCAATAAGCTACGCGATTACTCGCGTAATAAAATATATATACTTCTAAATTTTCAAAGTGTGGTTTTTATATAACTTTTTTTATACATCAACTATTTTGTATAATTTAGTTTTTACGATATTGAGTCCTTTATCATTCGTTAGTAATAAACTATTCTTATATGATTCCCAATGTAAAGAATAGGACTTATCTAACACACCATCATTTTCTTTTCTTATAGCTTCGTTCAATGCATTTATAGTGTATAGCGTATTTGTTTCTTTTTTACGATGAATTGCCATCGTCTTTGAATTTTGTATAAAATCTTCTGTCTTCTCTACATTATACGTACATATTAAAGAATCTACTTCATCAACATTTTCAAAAATATAAATCTTATTAAATACAACATTTGCTGCTAATTTAATAAGTTCAACTGTGTCCTCAAAATCGTACTTGCTACAAAAAGTACATAATAATTGTGTTTTCATTTATGCCAATCCATTAATTTAATTATTCAGCGCCTTAAAATAAATCATCAATCATCCAATCTGGAAGATCCTTTGCATATTTTCTACCTCTTGGGTCATTAAGGAAATCATTCAAATCATCAGCATTTAAATCCATATCGCGAGACGATTGATTTATTCTATCATGCAAATACATTAAAGCTTTAGCAACCTTACGTTCGCCTGATCTCTTGGCGTCTTGAGCTAAATCCTTAAGCATATCCATTAAGTAATATCCTCCAATTTCTTTTCTTTCTATTAGTAAGTCTTTTAATTTTATCATTTAAATACTCCTGCTCCATTTTTTCCTTTGTCAACTATAAATTTAGTAAACCAATTTTTTGATTTTGCTATTCTCTTAACAGCCTCATAAAAATTTTTCTTATTATAATGACCCTTTTTAGCAAATTCATTAGATAATTCTTCTAACTTCTCCTGTGTTATAAATATCCTCTTGGAGATTATATGATCCCATACCTTTTGTGCGACCTTATCCCATTTCGCCTCTAATAATAAGTCTTTTAGTTTAATCATTATTCTAATTCTTTGAATTTAACACCATTTTGGCTTATTACAGAGTAATTGAAATTCTTTCCTTCTGATTTGATAACTTTCATTTGAGGCGAAGCTTCTGATCCCCTAAAAATTATCCAATATTTTGCTTCACCTTCTTCTATAATTTCATTAATTGCTTTCTGTATATCTACTGCAAAAGCTGCAGGTTTTCTAACATACTCTATTTTCTTTAAATAGTTAATTGCAGTTGCTTGTGTTATTTCACCAGATTTTGATGCAAAATCAACTGACATTCCTGATTTTATATCTTTAACATTTACCGGATTAATTTCATACGAGATTGGTGAATGCTTTGGTCCTCGAAATACTACTTGATCC